TTTCGTTACATTAACCCCAGTAGAACAATTCTTAATTTCAACTGGTAAAAGACTCTTTAAAGGTATGGACGATTATAATGATGTTCATAGAATGCAGTTTGACCTTGAAACTATGGGACTTACAGCAGCAACAGACCCAATATTTCAAATAGGTATTAGAGATAATAAAGGTTTTGAAAGAATATTAGAAGTTAAGGGTAATACACCACAAGAATTACGAGATTCTGAAAGACTTCAAATTGTAGAAATGTTTAATATTATCTATGAGATAAAGCCAGATATTATAACAGCGTATAATTCAGAGTTCTTTGATTGGCCATACATAGAAAGGAGATGTGAAAGGTTGGGTATTGATATTACCGAGATAGCAAGAACTCTTAATCCAAGTGTTAAATTTAGAAGAAAACCATCAAGACTTAAGGTTGGTTCCGAAACTCTTGATTATGACCAAACACTTATGTGGGGTTTTAATATCTTAGATATTTCACACACTGTTCGTAAGACAATGGCAATTAACTCTAACATTAAATCTTGGTCATTAAAATACATTACTAAATTCTCTGGTGTTGCTAAAGAAAATAGAGTTTATGTAGAGGGTGATAAGATTCATAGTACATGGGCAGACAAGGGGGTTTTCTGGTTTGATGATAATAATGGAGATTGGTTTAAATATGATAATACTGGTGACTTTGAATCAAATCAAGAATTTGATAGGAAATTAGCGAATGGTAATTATGAACAAGTTAAGGGTGATTACATCGTACAACGTTACTTGTTAGACGACCTTTGGGAAACGGAACAAGTTGATGGAATCTATAATCAAGCAGCATTCCTTGTGGGTAAGTTACTACCTACATCATATATGCGTTCATCTACGATGGGTACAGCGGGGCAATGGAAATTGATTATGGCCGCATGGTCTTATGAGAAAGGTCTTGGTGTACCATCACTTACAAAGAAAAGAGACTTTACTGGTGGATTATCAAGACTTCTAGAGGTTGGTTATGCTAAGAATGTAGATAAGTTTGATTACGCTGCACTATATCCTAAAACACAACTTACATGGGGTATATTCCCAGAGTTAGATATTTCTGGTGTAATGGAAGGGCTTCTTACATATATTGTTGATACTAGAGATGAATTTAAATTTAAGGCTGGTAATGCTAAGGATGAAAGTAAGAGACTTCAAAAATTACTAGATGAGAATAGAGATAAACTTTCACCAGAAAGAATCGCTAATGCTGAGAAGTTAATTATAGAGGAAAAGAAAAAGGCATCTGATTTCGATAAGAAACAATTACCACTTAAGATTCTTGCTAACTCATTCTTTGGAGCCTATGGTGCACCTTACTTATTCAACTGGGGAGATTCAGATTGTGCTGAGGAAACAACATGTAGAGGTAGACAATCACTTAGGCTTATGGTTAAGGTATTCAAGGGTGATTATGGTTTTAGACCACTAGTAGGTGATACTGATGGTTTCAACTTTGCTAGACCAGATTCAGTAAATGATTATACTTATCTTGCTAAAGGTGACCATTGGAAAACAGAAGGAAAGGGTGGTCAATTACTTAAAGGTGTTGATGCTGTATTGGCTGAGTTTAATGAAACTTATATGGAAGGTAGAATGGGATTAGATTTAGATGATGTTTGTTCGTCTACAATTAACTTCGCTAGGAAGAATTATGCCAACGCAATAGGGGATAAGGTTAAATTAGTAGGAAATACCGTTAAATCGAATAAAATGCCTATATACATCGAAGAATTCTTAGATAAAGGAGTTAAGATGTTATTAGATGGTGATGGTTATTCATTTGTTAATTATTATTATGATTATATCGATAAGATTTATAATTATCAAATACCACTTATGAAGATTGCATCTAAAGGTAAGGTTAAAAAGACTGTTGATGCTTACAAGAAGCACGTTAGAGGTAAGAATAAGGCTGGTAATAGTAATCCAAGACAAGCACACATGGAATTGGTTCTTAGAGAAGATGTAGATGTTTCATTAGGTGATGTAATTTATTATGTTAACACTGGTGATTCTAAATCTACTGGTGACCTTAAAACGGTTACTGATAAAGAAACTGGGGCTAAAACAATTGAGTTAAATTGTAAGATGATTTCTAGAGAACAAATGGAGAAAAATCCAGAAATGACTACTGACGAATACAATGTTGCTAGATATATCAATGCTTTCAACAAAAGAATTAGACCTTTACTAGTTTGTTTTGCATCTGATGTTAGACAAAAACAAGTATTAATCGAAAAGGGTGTTAATAAGGGTAAATATAAAACCATTGAGAACATTTTAATTGAAGTTGTTAAAGTTAAGAATAAGGACACTAAAAAGGTTCATTTAGAATTAGAGAAAAGAAATGAATTCACTGAGAAAGAATGTGAGTTGGTTGCTGGACATGCTTATGAAGATGGTGACCAAGATACATATGAGGACCTTATGAAAATGGAAGATAAAGAGATTAGGTTCTGGACTTCTGTAAATAAGTTACCTAACTTTATGGAACAAGAAGAATGGGATGTAATTGTTGAGGATTATCATAAGAGAATGGACCTTGAAAGAATTAGAAGTATTCAAGAAGAAAAAGATAAACTTGATGCGATATTCCAAATTCTAGAAGTTAAAGACTTATCCAATATTTCTTTTTATGGTACACTTCCTAAAATGGTTGAGATTATTTCTGAATTATATCTTGATGAAGAAACAGGTGTTTATTACTTAAGGTCTAGAAAGTGGGATGAAAATCTTTGTAAGTTTGATGATATATGGATGTATGAAGATGTTGCTAAAGAAAGAGCACAATATTATAACACTGTAGGTAATGGTTCTGATAGTGATAGATACGAACAATGGTTAGACTACAAATCAGAAGAAGAATTCACACATGGCCCTACTGGTGATACAGAAACAAATAAGATTGAAGAAGGGGTAATGGAAGAAGAAATTAAAACATGTCATTCTGGTAAATGTGGTGGGTGTGAACATTGTGATGGTATGCATAGTGAAGAATCAATGAAAATTGAGGAAGAAGGACAACTACAATACAAAGTAACCGAATGGATGAAAGGTGATGGTTGGATTGACTATCTTGGTAATTCATTCATAAAACAAGAATGGATAAATGAGGGTAAGTCATACGAAAAAATGGCTGTACCTTATCCAGCTGCTTTAAATATGTACAACAATCGTAATAATGCAAAAGAGATGACCGAGGCAGTATCTGAACATAAGCGAGAAGTTAAGGAAAATAAGTAAGATTATTTCAACTTATAACAAATAAAAAAGGAGAGTATTAATTTACTCTCCTTTTTTTATTTAATCCAGAACCCTAATGGTCTAAATTTAAGATGTCTATTTAAGTTTTCAGCCTCATTCGCTGCTCTCTCAATTTGTTTATCAGATGATAATCTACCAAGTCTTTCATCTAACCTAGCCAACGCATCTTTAATGTCTTCGTTACCCTCAGTTACAAGAGAATCATAATCCATTGTTAATTGTGCCTCTGGTGGTCCAACAACACCACTGAATTTACCTCTAGTACGTCCTAGGGCTCTCTTAGCGTGACCAATAAACAATTTCCTAACAAGTGTCTTAGTAGGTTCGTTAAAAGTGCTAAAATCAAGTCTAGCCAAAGGTACGTCATTTGGTAATTTAATGATATCTGGATTATCTGCTCTACATTCATCAGTATTTCCGTTTGTATCATAATAGTGATACCATACTTGACAACCAGCAAGGTTAATAGAACCACCAGCAGCACCACTACCTAGGGCGTTACCGAATGACATTCTAGAGCCTGGTACGCTCAATAAATGTAAAAGTCTAGTTCCATTAGGACCAGCCGTTAATTTATAAACCAACTCACTTCTAAGAAGTCTATTTTTAAGGTTAAAGTCTTGTGAGGCTAATAATACATCAAATGCTGGTGCAATATAATAACCACCAGTACCACCAGCACCCATACCACCACCAGCCGCACCACCAGCACCAACTTGTCCAAATCCACCACCGAATCCAATATCAATACCACCCATACTAGAGAATAATGCCATATCATTAACATTTGGAGTAATCCAAAGTACTTCATTAACTTCTCTATCAGCTGGGATAGTATAAACTTGTTGACCAGCAACAACGTCAATATAATCTTTCTTTAATTCCCAAGGACCTCTAGCTTGAAGACCAACTTGTTTTGAATAAGCATAGGTGTATTGTGTCATGAAATCAAAATTTCTAACACTTAACGCAAAGGCCATATCGGTCTTGTCTATGTTTTGACCTAATAGCGATTGCCATTGGTGTTCTATAAGCCATTCTTGTACGTATTGAGCATAATCCTCAATTGCCATTTCCAAGAAAGTACATAATTGGTCATCATCTACTTCTACTTGTCTATGCGGTGCACCAAGTGAATGTCTAAATTGTCTAAACAACTTTTGTTTGTCATCTTCTTCTACTGCCATTGTCTTTTTCTTTTTATATAAATATTTATAAATGATGGAAACAAAGAAATTAATAAAAGAAAAATTGAATGAAGAGTTCAATCCTCATAAAAGAATGTCTATGGTTAAGTCTGTAATGCAAAGATGCACCAATCATTTATTTGATGCTTACAGGGAATTAGAACTAGCAATACAGTATTGTGATGACCCAGTAGTTAGAGAAAAATTAGAAGGTGTAAGAAGATTATTAGGTAATGATATTCATACTGCTGGTTATATGGATTCTGATATTCCAAGTGTTATAACCAACCTACAAGCATTATCTAGTGAGGTTAAACCATAAACTTCTTAGTAAGTTCAAAAGCCTCTTCTATTGATTCAAATGATACATCTGGTGCTAATAAGTGTTTACCAACCTTAACAATAGGTACACTATCTACATTCGTCATTTTAAAAACCATTTCAGATTCTTCTTTATTTTCTGGTAAGTTGATATCAACATTCATATATTCTATATTTTCACCATCTAATAATTCTTTTAAATCCTTACAGTAAGGACAATTTTCCATTGAGTATACTTTAATCATAATTCTTCTATTAATTTTTCCATTAGTAATTCTATAGTTTCATCGTCATCAATTAATTCATCACGACCACCAATAATTTGTGAAATAACGTCTTTTTTATTTTCTAATATATCCCACATCTTAACAGCAATAGTATCATCAAATAATTGATAGTAAACATTAACGTGATTTTTTTGACCTATTCTATATGACCTATCTTCGGCTTGTTCGTTGTTGCCTGGTACCCAATCAAATGAGTTAAAAATAACAATCGTAGCCTCAGTAAGTGTAATACCAACACCAGCAGATTTAATATTTCCAATAAATATCTTTTTATTAGGGTTATTTTGAAATGAATCAACAGATGTTTGTTTACTCTTATCATTCATCTCACCATAATGTATAACACTTTGATTTCCGAAGTGGTTATGTAATTCTTGAAGTTCCTCTGTAAAGTTAGTAAATATTATTACCTTCTGGTCCTGTTCAAGTGCATTTTCAACCATCTCGATAGTCTTAGGTATAGTTATCTTAGCGATATATTGTCTAAGAATAATCAATTCAACAAGGTCCCTATCTACATCACCTTTCTTCTTTTTCTTTTTACGTTCTAATAAGTATTCATCCCAAAGATTTTCATAATCTTTCCATTGTTTATCAGTCATTTGATGGTATACTGGTGTAACAATCTTGTCTGGCATATCACTAATATCCTTTTTAAGTCTCCTTAAGAATAGGTTTTTAGTCTTTGTGGCAAGTTCTTCAAGATTAGATGCACCATTAGTAAGCCATATTTGCTTCTTCCTACCGTTTTTTTGTACTTTATAGAAACTTTTAGCCTCACAGTATCTCTTTACATAGAACATCCAATCCTTGGCAATAGGTGCCTTTATAAGAGCAAGTAAGTTATAATAATCTTTTGGTCTGTTTGCAACAGGTGTCCCAGTAAGTAACCAA